GCATTGAGCTCCAGCTATTACTACACATTCAGCAAGGCTGACCTTGCGAGAGACAACGTGCAGAGGAAACCTGCATTCGGAAAGGTTCAGCCTGCACTGATGGGACAGACAGACAACACCTACAAGTGCGAAGTGGACCAGGTAATCGTCGGTATCGACCAGATCGACGCATTGAACTATCAGAGAGCAAAGGCTCCTGGCGTGGCAGATCCGAGAAGGGCAAAAGTAAGATTTGTTACAGAGCAGCTGAAGCTCCACCTGGATCTTATATTTGCGCAGAACTTTTTCAATGCTGCAGCATGGCAGAACGTATGGACAGGCGTAACACTTAATCCCGGTGTTAGTCCCGGTGCTAAACAGTTCCGTAAATTCAATGATTCCAACTTCGACCCTGTAAATTTCTTTGATGCCAGAATTAAGGACATCAAGCAGGCAGGACGTAGAAGACCCAACAGGCTGGCTCTTGGCGTTGACGCTTACAACGCATTAAAGAACCATCCTGACATCGTAGAAAGGGTAAAATACACCGGCAGCACTGCTAACCCTGCAATCGTAACACCTCAAGCTCTGGCTGCAATCCTTCAGATCGAGGAAGTAAAGGTTCTCGAAAGCACTTACAACGCAGGCGGCATCGGCCAGGAAGATATGCAGTTTGTATGCGCAACCGACGGAGCACTTCTCTGCTATGCAACCGACAATCCTTCAATTGACGAGCCCAGCGCAGGTTACATCTTCACCTGGGATATGCTCGGCAACGGTCAGTACATCGCAATTGACCAATACGAAGGAGAAAAAGGCACACATGCAGAGTTCATCGAAGGCTTGATGGCCACCGACATGAAGAAGACCTGCGACGATCTGGCAATCTACTTCGCCCAGTGCGTATAAGAGAAGGAGGGGCACAGATGAACGGTAACAGTTACGGTTACATTTGCAAAAAAGCGTGTGTACTTGGAGGCGTCGCCTATTCTGAAGGCGACGCTATTCCTGCTGATGCCGTTCTTCCGAGCCGCGAAAAGGTCTTAATCAAGCAAGGGCTTATAGTTCCGGCTGTAAATGTTGATGTGCTACTGGAGGAAAACAAGTTCTTAAGAACGAAGGTAGCCGAGCTTCAAAATACCGCCGGACAAGCCACAGAATCGCCCAGGAACGACGAAAAGGAGCCGGGTAATATAATCATACCTATAACGGCAAAAGGCGGCCTAATTGAGCTCGAAATGAAGCCAGAGGACATAATAAAAGCCATTGCTACCCTGCAGCTTAATGCAGAGGAGGCTGCCAAGGCAGTGGGCGAAATCGAAAAAGAGGAAATCCTCATACTGATTGATGCGCTTGATTATAGAAAAACGGTCAAGACAGCAATCCTGGAAAGGGTGGAGCAGATAGAGACCGGCGGAGAGGAAGAGCAGGGCGACACCAAGGAGGATAAGGGTCAGGGTGATGCATGATGGCGGAGAGAAGCTATACCTATGACCCAACAAAGATTAAGGAAAAAGGCAAAGACAGGATGCGCTTTGAGCTTGGCGACACCATGATAGAGGGCGGAGCTGAAACGGCAGCGCTCTCCGACGAGGAAATCAATGCCGTTTTGGAAATGTACCCGAACAAATGGAAAAAAGCCAAGCTGGCGCTCGTTGAAAGCATATGCCGGCGTTTTTCATATGAGGTAGACACCGATGTCGGCCCTCTTTCCCTGGGCCTACAGGCCCGCGTAGAAGTATGGCGAGAGATGTACAAGGAGCTCAAGGCCGAATTAAACTATTCCGTGCCAAGTGCAAATCCGGCCGCGATAAGCGGTACCCCATACTTCTACAAGGGAATGATGGACAATCCATCAACAGGACGGAAGGAAGGTGGGGAGAATGTATCTCAGGCCAGGAAACCTTTATAAGGACTTTACCGTAGAAAAGAAAGGCAGGTCCATAAGCTCACGCGGTAGAGCGAAGAGTGGATACAGCGACGACGGCGAGACATTAAGAGGTATCCTGGCCGAGGCTAAACCCCAGGAAAAGGAGCGATGGCGGCAGCTCCAGCATCCCATAAGCCATACGATAGTCCAAAGAGGAAAGCCCAAGGCGGTTCCGGAAGACCGCCTGATTTTTGGAGACAGAATATTCTTCGTCCAGGGAGTAGACGAACCGGGCGCCTTGGGACTTTGGACCATTTACTATGTGGAGGAACGCTTCGATGGCCATGAATATCAAGATTAAGCCCGAGATAGACAAGATCGTGGACCAGATAAATCACGAAGCTAAATCAAGAGCCTTCAGGGCCGCCAATGAGCTCCGAAATGCAGCGCTTAATGTCCTACGAGGCCAAAGATCAGGTCGCGTTTACAAAAGGCCTTTTTCAAGCAGCAGATATACGGCATCAGCGCCAGGAGAGCCGCCTGCAGCAAGGACCGGTAACCTGCGCATGAGCTGGAAGCCAAGGACAGGATCGGAAACAGCGGGCAATACCTTAACGGTAAGGCCTGCGATTATTACTGACGTTAAATACGCTCCAATCCTCGAAAAAGGATTTGACGGCGAAGTTCAGAAGATAAAGAAGCTGAAAAAAGGCGGTACCAAAACGATAAACTACCACCTGACTATCGAACCGCGTCCATTCGAGGAACCGATAATCGAGGCTGCAAAGCCGAAGATTAAACAAATCTACAGCGAGCCATATCTCAAATAAATTCAGGGAAGGAGGGAAGCCATGCCGTTAATTAAAGACACAATCAATATAGTATTTGATAAAGCCAGCGTGCACAAAGGAGACCTAATCAGAGCAAAGCATGAAACATGGGAAGAACCCAGGAACGGAATTGTAACAACGGTGAGCGATAATAAGCTGACCGTTTTATTTTTGCCAGGCCTGGGGAATGTCACGAACTACTTCACGATACTCGCTTCAGAAGTAGCTGCCGGGAAATGGACGGTCAAATGGACTACCGACATGGAGACCATCAAAACCGAAGGCACGGCAGGCGATGAACAATGACACTGGAAGATTTGATTTATAACCGACTTTTAGCCAGCAAGGACCTAACGGACAAGCTGGCCAAGTTCGATAATCTGCCGGCGATTTTCTACCAGGCAGCTCCCGGAGACCAGGACGATGGCTGGAAAGGCAAAAAGCAGTATCCGAGGATTGATTTTGTGGTGGATATGCAGGCCAATCCGGAAAGGCAGAGCTCCGGTTTAATGACGCTCAATATATGGTGCATTGAATCAGGAACACCTCCGGAGGAAATAGAGCCGGAAGTGCGCGCTGCTTTATGCGATGTATTCATGCAGCCGGCCGAACAGCCTCCGTATTGCCTGGCCTGGGCAAGATCCGACAGCTTCGAAGTAAGCGCCTACACGATAAAAGGATCCCATGTAAACGGCATAACTATTCTTTTTGACGTGCTGGCTTTTCCCTGCCAAGAAACTACAGACCCGGACCCCATCATGGCCATGAACGAGTTCGTCAAGGTATGGGAGCCGGCCGCTGTATTGATAGGCCGTGACAAGATCCAGGACTACTTCACGGCAGCAAATGATGAGCCTGCATTTTACTTCAGGCTTGCGACACTGGAAACGGCCGAGGAAACAAATACAGTGGCATGGATGCACGCGAGCATAGCCGGCCATATATTCGCACCAACTGCGGAAGCAAGGCTGCAATGGCTTAAATACCTCATAGACACGCTGGCGCACCAGGGAGAGGTTACAATGCTGGACACATCTCCTATGTTCATACGGAGCATTAAAGCCGACAGTGCTGCCAATTACCTCATTACAGGACAGCTCCGAATAAATGTACGGTTTGGCATACTCCGCAGGCCGAGATACTCGCATGTGCTGGCAAGGACGAATATCCCTCGCTAGAAGCTGGAGGAAAAGGTGAAGGTCGACATAGCACCGCAGCCAACCGCAGGATATACGGTCGAATACAAGCTCGCGGGAACAGATTATGAGGAATAGGAGGTTATTCTATGGCTGAAAAAAGCGAAAACACCAAGAAGACCAGCTCCGCGGAGCCAATAATCCAGGAGCCCGAATACACGGCCGAAGAGCTCGCTGCAGCATCGGAAAAGGTATTCGGTAAAAAGGTCATGCCTGAATGCGTAATAGCTGCCTTCCGCGTGGCGGGCATCACAAAAGCCACAAAAACACAGGCAGCAAAAATAGTAAAAGATTTCATGACGAAGGAGGTCAAGTAACATGGCAGGAGTTTTCACAATAGGTGAAAAGAAAGTCCGCCCTGGCGTCTATACCAGATACGAGAATGCCAGCGGAGTAGCACCGG